AAGGCGGATGCCTACCTCTCGATGCAGAACGACTACAAGCGGATTTGGCCGACGTACTACGACCAAAAAAGGAAAGAAGAAGCCGAGGACGAGGACGAGGCCGAGGCGATTCTTGAGCAGGGAAAGAAAAAAGGGAAGGTATAGCAACTATGGCGATGTCCGAAGTATTCAATCTTGATTTCAAGTTCGGCGGGAACGCGGAGTTCCTCGTCAAGCTCGAATCGTTGCTCCAGCGCATCGACTCCCGCTTCGACTCCTTCGAGGACGACGTAAAGGAATCCACCGCAGCCACCGACAAGATGGCCGACTCCGTCGACGACCTGAACGACTCCTTCCAGCGCGGTATCGGCACGATGGGCGAATTCGGGGAACGCCTCAAGGACATCGCGAAATACTACCTCTCCTTCACGGCCATCCGCTCCGGCGCTGAACGTGTATGGGCTTTCGGCATGCAGTCGATGGACGCATTCGCGACCCAGGAACGCGCCGAGAACCAGCTGAAGGGCGTGATGAAGAATCGCGGCACCCTTTCGCAGTTCCAAAACATCAAGGACTACGCCGCAGAAATCCAGGGCAGGAGCATCTACGGCGACGAGGCCATGATCCGTGGTGCCGGGGAACTCGCGACCTACGTCAAGAGCGCCGACTCGCTCCGGTCGATGATGGCGCTGCTGACCGACTACGCGGCGGGCATGACGGGCGGAGGGGAGGTTTCCCCGGAAATGATGGAAAGCCTCGCCACGGGCCTCGGCATGGCCTACGACGGCAACTACATGGCGATGCGCCGTAAGGGCTTCGACACGTCCAAGCTCGAAGCGCTCGACGCCCTCGCCGAAAACGGCGGCGTTTGGGGCGCCAGGGAAAAGAAGAAGTACGGCGACGTCCTCGACGCGGAACTATTGAAGCAGGCGAGGAAGGCCGGAGGCGTCACGGAACAGATGCGCGTGGACGCCCTCAAGGAATCCCTCGGGGATTGGGCGGGCCTTTCCGATACGGTAAACAGCCTGGATTCTTCCGCGCTCATCCGCTTCAACAACGCGCTCGGCGACCTCCGCGAGAACGTGGGAAAGAGGCTCTACCCGGTGTTCAACGGGCTCGTCCTCGCCATCGAGGAAAAGATGCCCACCATCGAGGCGTTCTTCGACCGCATCGGCGACATGTTCACGACCATGGCCGACTCCTTCGCGTCCAACCTCGACTCCCTATTCGAAATCGGGGAGCACGTCGCGGAGGTCCTTCCGGAGATTGTGGAGTTCGGTTTCGAGCTCCTTGGCGTCGTCGACGAGGTCCTTTTCAAGTTTGTCGGATTCAAGGAGGCCATCATCGCCCTCGGCACGGCCTTCGCGATTAACAAGGTGATGGGTTTCCGGACGCAGATTGTTTCCGTCGGTATCGAGCTGAAAAAGACAGCCGCCGATTTCATGAAATTGCGCACCGAGCTAAGAATGACCCGCGTCGAAATGGTAAAGTCCGCAGCCGAGCTGGGCCGATCCGGTCTCAACAACGCTCTCAAGGGCGCCACGGCGCAGGCGCTGCTGTTCACGGCGGCCATTTGGGGTCTCGAGAAGGTGTTCCAGGCCGCTACGGCAATGGTCGACCTCTACAAGCAGAAAAAGAAAGAGGAAGAATTCAAGCAGAACGAGGGCGAGAAGAACGCCGCGTTTAACAAGATGATGAACGCCAGGAAACAATGGAAATACAAGGGCGCTGGCGGCGGTGCTGGCGCCATCGGCGGGCAGCGCTACCGCGAATACCAGGAAGCCGTCAAGGATTACATGGAATGGACGGGCGGCGTCTTGCCGTCCTACATCAAGGACGAGATGTACGGATGGAAGTTCGACGACCAGGCGGCGACCGCAGCGAAAACCGCGAAGGAAATGTCGAAGGGCAAGACCGAAATCCACCAGACCTTCAACAACACGAACATCGAGCAGCGCGTCAACGTGGCCGCCGAGGTCGAGAAAATCGGCATGCTGCTGAACTTCTCGGTGCGTGCGGCCATCGAGCAGGCCATGCGCAAGGACAAGAACACAATTGCAGTGGGGGCAATGTAAGGCATGATTGGGTACATTGAAAAGGCGGTAGAATATTTCCAGGATGCGCGCCCCAAGAAGGCGCAGTCCGTCCCGGCTTCGCTCTTTTGGCGCGAGGAAGGGATGGGCATCTTCTACGACAAGACGTCGAAAAACGTCAGCGACATGCTCACAAGCGGCAAGACGAAACTCGAGGCCATGCCGTTCAACCTGTTTATTTCCGAAAAGCACTCCCTCAAGTTCCGCGTATCGGAACACCCCCTGCAGGACGGGTCCACCATCAGCGACCACGTCCACAAGGAGCTGCGCGAGGTGACCGTCGAGGGCATGTTCTCGAACCACCCGATGCGAAAGCTCGAGGAAACGAACGTCGTCAAGTTCAAGGACGAGTACGCCACGACCGAGGTCAAGCCGTCCGTCACGAACACGGCCCTCGCGAAGTTCGAGGCGTTGAAGCGCCTAGCTGAACAGCGAAAGCCCGTCCGCCTGGTATGCTCCCTCGAAATCTACCCGAAAATGGTAATCACGGCCATCGACTACGACCGCGATTCGAAAAGCGGATCCTCCATCCGCTTCACGATGACGCTCCGGGAACTGAAGACCGTCACGCTCAAGGCGACGACGAGCACGTACGAATTCCAGCCGGGAGACCTCGTCACGGCAAACGATAAGCTGATTGCCGCAGAGAAGAACGCGGGCAAGCGCACCGCCGAGGAAGTGGAAGCCGAGCAGATGCGCCAAATCATCAACATGGAGATTGAGTAAGATGAAGATTATCCCTTTCTCTCCGTCCATTTCGAGCCGACAGCTATTTTCCGTCAGCCTCGGCGAGCTCGTCTGCGAGTTCCGCATGACCTGGAACAGCCGCGTCAATTCGTGGTTCTGCGATTTCAAGACCTCCACGGGCGAGAACGACTCCGTCCGCCTCGTCGAGAATTCGCCACTTTTGGGCGGGTCCAACAAGACGGGCCTCGCGGGGGATTTCCGCGTGCTGAAATTCAACAAGCTCTGCCAGGACCCAGTGACCTACGACAACCTCGGCACCGATTGGAAGCTGGTGTTCGGCACAAACGACGAATGGGAGAAGTACAATGGCGTTTGACCGCAAGACGGAGCTGTTCATCGGCGTTTTCAAGGACGCCGCGAAGGCCTACGTCGGCACCGACGCCAAGGCCAAGCAGGAAGGCTACCTCGTCGACGACCTGGACTACGAATTCGAGATTACGTGTTCGACGGAGTATTACAAGGACTCCGCCACATTCACGATTTACAACCCGAATGACGACACCATCCAGGAAATAATGACGGCTGGATGCTCGGTTATTTTCCGCGCCGGGTACACCGACGAGGACATGGCCACCATCTTCGTGGGCCAAATCGCGATGGCGTACCCCGAGGACGACGGCGCCGAAACGACCAAGCTCGTGCTCGTCTGCAAGTCGCAGCGCGGGGCGCAGTACCCGCTGCAGCGCACCTACATCACCGCCGTCATCGAGGAAGGCAAGACCTACTACGACGTGATGAAGACCATCGCGGACTACGTCGGCGTGGCGCTCACGGGTGCCGAAAAACTGAAACAGCATAAATTGGACGCTGCCTACCTCATCAACGGCAACATCCGCGACGAAATGACGAACTTTACACGCCGCAAGCTACGCGCTCTCGGCGGTCACATGATTATCTCGAACAACGAGATGATTTACTACGAGAACAACGCCATCGAATTCTCGACCGTGGAGCTGAACTACGGCTGCGGCCTTATCAAGGCGACGGCGGTGCGCGACGAGACGTTCCAGAGCACCGAGGACGCGTTCAACGAGAACCGCGAATACTACCTCGGGTTGAAAGCGCAGGGCGACCCGGAGGTGGCGAAGGAGAAGGCGCAGCAAGCGCAAGTCCAGCCGAAGAACGAGGTGGATTTCGAGTGCATCCTGCACCCCGGCCTGCACGTGCTCACCCCGGTCCACATCGACGCCCGCAAGCGCAAGGACGACCACATTTCGGTTGTCGGCACGTTCTACATCAAGGAGCTGAAATACCAGGGCGGGAACTTTGCCGGGACGCAGTACACCGTGACGGGCCGCGCCTGGGAATACACCATCGGCGAGAAACTGATGAAGGGGTAGCGAGAATGGAGCTTGAAAACATCGAGACGGCCCTTCCGGGCGTGATTACCAAGGTCGGCAACGGGGTCGTCGACTGCAAGGCCTGCATCCGAAAGGTGGCGCCCAACGGGGTGATCGACGTGCTGAACCTCGAAATCCCGAAAATCCCGCTCATGAAACTAGGCGGGGCCAATGCCGAGATTACCTTCCCGTCCAAGGAAGGCGACCAGGTGTTGCTCGTGGCTTTTTCCCGCGATTCCGAACTTTGGAAGATGGACTACTCCGACGACGTGACCCCGGAAAGCTGCACGGGGCTTTCGCTCTCCGATTTCGTGGCCGTCCCGGTCATCGCGTCGGGGAAGGCCGAGGGCGCCGCGAAAATCCGCGTGACCGAGGACGGCGACATCGAAATGGTCCCCGCCACCGGGAAAAGGGTAGTGAGCGCGGCGGATCTGCTCGTAAGGGGCAAGGTGCAGGCCACGGACGACGTCCAGGCGGGCGTAACGGAGGTCGGGGGCGAGGTCATCGCCACGGGCGGAACCAGCCTGCAGCTCCACATGCACCCGACGGCGGTTCTCGGCCCGGCAAGCACCCCAACACCCATTACAGGAGGCTAGGACATGGCTCTCGACAAGTCGGCGCTCAAGGCGTCCATCAAGTCCATCATGGAATCGTCCGGCAACGATGCCGAATCTGTCGCCACGGCGCTGGCGAACGCCATCGACACCTACGTTCGCGGGGCCGAGGTGACCGTGACGGCGTTGCCGGAGGAAATTCAGGTGCAGGGAACGGCGTCCGCACAGATGAACATGAGTGCTATTTCGCTCAAGGGCGGCGATTCGACGCACACGGGCGGTCTTTCTTGAATGATAAATTCCCGTAACATAGAGGCCCCGTCGGATGCGTCCGGCGGGGTTTTCCGATGTAAGTAAAAAGACTCTTTCTGCGGGTTGCTTTCACACGGGTAAGTTGTACATTACACGTGACTTTAAACGCGGGCCTGGAGCCCGAAGGAGCAAGCCATGAACAACACCCTGCTCACCGTCATTTTCCGCGACCCCACGGTACGTTCGCTCGCCATCAGGGCGGCGGCGGATGCCGGGGAGGACGGATGGACCGCAAGCACGGCGGACGACGACTCCGTCAACCGCAAGTACCCGGCCACCATCAACTGCGTCGAAACCTGCGACGCCATCAAGACCGCCTACGGGATGGTCGAGGCTTTCGAATCGGCCTACAGCACCACGCTGGAGGGTCATGGCCTGGAGGTTTCTTTCCATGGCGACTAGCAGGAAACAGGATAGCTGGAAGTTCACGAACGACAAGGAGCAGGAGGAATTCGGGAGCCGGGCGGCGATCATGGCCTACCTGGACGACCTGCCCGAAATCGTGTGGCCCTTCATCGGTTTTGTCCGGCATGTGGCCCCCGATGGCCGGGTGCAGTTTTACATCGCCCACAAGCGGAAGGACTACAAGAAGGGCGGGGTGTACGTTCCCGCGCTCATGCGCTACGAGCCCGATTTATAAGAATTTCACGGGACGGCGGCAGCCGCCATTTTTCAAGGTAAATTTCAACCCGAGGTTTAAAAATGACAATCGACGAAATCCGCAATAAGTACCAATCCGACGCCGTAGGCGCCGGAGTCGTGAACCCCAATTTCAAGTTCCAGACTAACGTTGAGAAGCGACTTGCAACAACCCGCAAAGGTCGCGCTATGACGCTCCCGCAATACGGCAAGCCTTCCAAAGTTTACGTCGGCAAGGACGGAAACTTCTTCGCCGTTTTCAACACGTCCGGGCAGAAACTTTCCAAGACTCCGTTCAAGACCGCATCCGAAGCGGAATCCTTCGCACGGAAGAACGGTTGGATGGTTGAAAAGAGGTAATTATGAACCTGAATGAATTAAAAGCGAAGTATTGCATCGACGCATACGACCTCGGAATCAGCAAGAAGGAAATCGACCCGAAGGCGCCCTTGAAGGTTCTTTCCGTAACGACTAAAAAAGAGCCGGACGGAATCAGCGGAAGCGTTTCCTTTACGAAGGGGAACAAGAAGGTATCCGAGCGCTTCATGGTCTACAATAGCGGTAATTGGGACAAGAAACCGTTCGGCTCCAGCGCATACGGATACAGCGCAAGTGACCGGGAAGCGCTCATGAACGCAGTGCGTAACAAACTTTCCACTATGGGAATAAAGGCGAAGTAGGAGAAACTATGGCAGATTTGCGGAAAATCCAGGAAAAGTACGCGATTGAGGACAAGTCGCTTTCCGAACTCGAGCGTTCCTACAAGATGGGCCTCGGTAGCAGGGAGAAAAGGGCGATGTTCGAGAAAGTGAACACTCCCGAAGCTCAAAAGAAAGCAAAAGACCGTAGAATCGCGACCTCTATGCAGGCGGTGCGCAATCCCAATTTCAACAAGAACGACACTACGCTCAAGAACGACAAGGGCTTCGTCAATATTTATAGGCAGGCAAAGAATGACTTGTCGAAAGTTTCGTTCGAGATTACCCAGCTCGAGGAAACGTCCAGGGGCGACAAGGGTCTTCTCGCCGCAATCGGAAAGATTCGTGACGCCGTTAAGACTTATTCCAGGCTCCTTGAACAGAAAGGCAAGGGCGCAATCTCGGTGAGGTAACCCATGAAGAAATAACGCCGATTTACAAGAATTTTCCTCTTGAGGCCTCCCCACTGGGAGGTTTTCTTATTTTCAATCCGAAGAATTATGCCCGATTTTCCCGAATTCGTTGACACCCTCAAGAAACTACACTTGAAGAAGAAGGGGAACCGTCCGAAGGTTTCCCCGCAAAAATTCTATCCTTCACATGTAGAGCTGCAGACGCAGGAGCTCTTACGCGAAGAGCTTGGTGAATACGCCTACAAGTTGCAGAACGCCGCCATGGTAAGCGGTGTCCAGGGCGTCTACAACGTTCCGGGTGCAGTCCCGCAGGGATTCGACGAGAAGGTGCAGAGGGTTGCCGAGGAAGTGTCCCTGTTCAACATGAAGGCTTTCGCCAACTTCTCCGAATTGGCGGTTGGTGAGCGCTATTTCCCCGGCGGCAACGAGCAGCGCGAAATCATTCTCAACACCTGGAGCGACAATTTCGTCAACCTCTGCAAGTCCACCAACGAGGAAATGCGCAAGAAGGTGGCCGGGGTGGTCTCGGACGGGGTCCTCGGGGGCCGCAACATCCGCGACCTGACGAAGGACATACAGAACACGTGCTCCGAATTTACACGCACCAAGGCGGAGCTTATCGCGACGACCGAGGTCGGCAAGCTGAACACGGCCATCGCCCGGAACCAGAGCGAGTCGGCGGGGATACAATTCTACGAGTGGAGCGCGGCGATGGACGGGCGCACCCGCGAGAGCCACGCCGTGATGGACGGCAAGATTTGCAAATGGGGCGACGACGAGGGCTTTTACGTGTGGGAGCAGGGTGAGGGCGGCAAGCGCAAATTGGTGCGCCGTAAGCGCCCGGAAAACGCCTACAAGGGGGCGCCCGGTACCGATTTCCGGTGCCGCTGCACAGCGCTGCCTTATGTGCCGGAGTACGAGGACGACTACGAACGCGAGAATTCTACCGAGCGCGGCGTCGTGCAGACGCAGGAACATCCGGAGCCGATGAGCGCCGAGCAGATCGCATTCCTCAACCAGATAAACGAAAGCCGCCTGATGCAGGCGAAATCGAGAAAGCCCGGAAACCGCGAGGCCAACCTTCTCCGTAAAAGGGAGCAGGCGGACTACGAGCTGGAAATGACCCGCGACTACACCTACCTGGAAAATCGACCCCTTGACAAGGAGTTGAACACGTTCTACAAGCTGTGGTGCCGCAAG